TTCCTCAACAGAACGCAACCGCCAGATTGTGGCAAACACCGCAGGTTTTACAATCTGCCCTGTCTTAGGATGCTGGACCTTCTGCATAGAAATCTTAGACTTCCACTGTCGGCTAATCTTTAAGCTAGCAGACTTCATGTCAATAATAGCTGGCTGATAGGAACCGTCATCATCTAAAACCAAACAGTAATGTTGATCAGACTTAATCAGTTCATTGCCGTTGGGTAGGATTTCCTTAATTCCCTCGCGTTTGGTCTGGTTAATTAACGGATCACCAAGAGGAACCCTACCTTTAAACCCACCGCCTAAATCTCTGGGTACAAACTCTAAGTACTCAGTGTTTTGATAACACGGAATAACTTTTATACCTTCTTCGCCGGGCCAATACTGACCAGTAACAGTGTTGAAAACATCACCCTGTTCAGCGCCGGCAATAAACTCAGGCTTTTTCTTGTTAATCTGAGGGCTCATAGGCTGAAGCAACCGAACAAAAGGGATTTGCATCTCTTCACTACTGTACGAGGCGCCTTCACCTGCGGTTTCAAAAATATCGTCAAGAACATCTGTGCTTAACTCTGCACTTTTTTTATTAGCTACTGCGTTACCCATTACTTTTCTCCCTTTTTGTTGAGCCAAACTTTTTCATTTCCTCTTCTTCAGCCTCGTTACTACGGCTAGGAATATTAGTAAGCTCTTCAAATTCTGTCTCGTCATTGTCCATGAAACCACCGTACTCATCGGTGTATTCCTCACCGTCCTTTTCCATCTGCTCAATGATCATCTGTTTAGTAGCACCCATTATGCTTTCCTCTTAATTTCTGCTGCTGATGAAACAAACGCCCCGAACATGTCCAGATCGATGTGCTTACCTGCTGTTACCCGCTCTTTTACAAAAGCCTTGAGTGTTGAAGCGTGGATGTGTGTCTTGGTCTTGGGATCAAAACCCTTCTCCTGCAACTGCCCAACAAGATTGCCGGCAATGTTGTCTTCGCCCTTACCAAACGTCACAACGACATCGTTCTTAATGATACCGTCCAGACCATTTTCTCTAAGCCAAGCGAATGCTTCCTCTTTGCGTGGAACAGGAATAGATGCGTGTACTACAGGCTTACAAGAAACCGAGGCGCCTTCTACTTCTATCTTTTCCACACCCATTTCATCCATCAAACCAGGTATGCGGTCATGAGTAATTCGCTTACGCTGATCCTTTAGGATTTTAATCTGTCCTTCCCAATCATCGATTTTTTTATCAAGCTGGGTGACCTGTTTCACCAGTTGAGACAGGCTCTTGCCTACCTCTGCATCAACACCGGCCAACGCTTGGCTAGTGTCGAATATGTCATCAAATATGTCTTCCATTAAAGTACATCCTCTTCAGGGTTAAGTTGACACAACCATTTTTGTGCCGTATTTTGGAGTATATGGGAGGAACGTTATGACAGTCAACTATAAATTCAAAACGAAACCGTATGACCACCAACGAACCGCATTGAATGCTGCTGGACAGAAAGATTTCTTTGGGTTCTTTATGGAAATGGGCACCGGCAAATCTAAAGTTCTCATTGATAACATGGGACAGTTGTTCTTGGAAGGTAAGATCAACTTCGCCTTGGTGATAGCGCCAAAGGGCGTGTATCGAAACTGGGTAGCTAAGGAAATACCTCAACACATGTCGGATGATGTACCGCTGCGAATGATTCGTTGGGTAGCATCGCCAAACAAAAAACAAACAGAAGAAATACGATCAATACAAAAAGGTTTTGCTGGGCTCACCGTGTTTGTCATGAACGTGGAGGCTTTTTCCTCAACGAAGGGGCAGCGTGTAGGAAAGTGGATGTCAAAACATCTAGGCAAGCACGGTCTGATTGCCATTGATGAAAGCACCACCATCAAAAACCCCAAGGCCAAAAGAACCAAAGCACTCATGGATATATCTGATGGGTTCTCATACAAAAGATTACTGACCGGATCACCAATCACCAAGTCTCCTCTCGATATCTACTCGCAAGCAGAGTTTCTGCAACGAGGTATGCTAGGTGATTCGTATTGGGCGTTCCAAGGCCGGTATGCGATAACCAAACAACAGAAGATGGGCGCCAGATCGTTTACTCAGATCGTAGGCTATCGATATCTGGATGAACTAACAGAACGAATCAGTTCCTTCAGCTACCGTGTTCTTAAAAAAGAATGCCTAGACCTGCCAGACAAGACATACACCGTCAGATATGTACAACTGACGCCAGAACAAACCAAAATGTACAACGATATCTCTCGACAGGCCATGGTTCTGCTAAACAATGGTGAATTGGTCAGCGCACCCGCAGTAATTACACAGCTTTTGCGCCTACAACAGATCCTGTCAGGCCATATCAAGACAGATGAGGGAGACATCGAGTACTTTCCAACCAAAAGAACAGACGCACTCAAAGAAATAATGTCAGAACACGATGGCAAAGCAATTGTCTGGTCGCGGTTCCGTCATGACATCAAGTCTATCGTTGCAATGCTAAACAAAGAGTTTGGACTTGGGGCCGCAGCGGCATACTTTGGAGACACTCCGGACGATGAGCGTCTGGCTATCGTGCAGAACTTTCAAGACCCCAACCACCCACTGAAATACTTTGTGGGCAACCCAGCTACCGCTGGTTACGGCCTGACTTTGACCGAGGCCAACCTTGTGGTATACTATGCCAATGACTTCAACTTGGAAACACGGATCCAAAGTGAAGACCGGGCGCATCGCATCGGACAGAAAAACCCCGTGACCTATATTGATCTGATCTCAGAAGGCACAATAGACGAACGTATCGTTGAAGCACTTAGAAACAAGATCAACATAGGCGCATTAGTATTAGGAGAGAAAGCAAGAGAATGGCTAAAACTTACTTAGAACTACAGGCAAAAGAAGTAGCGAAAGAAATGGTAGATGCCATGGTTGAAACCATGGTGGATAAGAAACGCCAGTTGCGAACAATCGATAGTGGAGCCCAAGTTATATCCAAGCAAACAGGGTTGGACCTAGATGTATCAAAGGCGTTGCTTAAATCTATGAACGGTAACAACGTTACCCAGATCAGAGGCTACTCAAAAGAACCAGAGCATTTAAGAAAGTCCAAGATTGGCAAGTCCAATGAACCAAGAAAGTAAAATTGTAGAGTTCCCCAAGCTGTCGGAAATCGACCGGCAGTTTGAGGAACTTGAACGTCAACGAGAACTTATACTGAAGCAGAAGGCTGATATATTTCGGACGGATAAGTTACCAATTGACAGGTAGAATCACCCTCACTGAAACATAGAAGATGTCTTGTCGCGGAACTTCTTAAGGAAATCCCGCAACTCTTTGTTCTCTGCTTGCAGCCTTTCTATTTCAGAGTTAGCAGCCTTTAACTCTAAAATTAATACACTGTATTCTTCCCTGTTAATCATATCAACACCTCTCTACGCATCTCGCGCTTGCAATAGTATATGTATTGCAAAGAACACCCGACTTTTTCTGCTATTTCTTTGTTGATCTTGTTGGCATCTCCCGGACCTGCTGCCTTTAGTAACTTAATAATCTCATAGGTCTTGCTTTGTTCCTGCAACTCTTTGTTCTTTGCTTGCAGCCTTTTTATCTCAGACTTAGCAGCCACTAACTCTGCAATTAATCGACTGTATTCTTCCCTGTTGATCATTACTCATCAGTCCTTTTTATAAAAAACTTGTTTGATGTGGTCTAATTGTCCACCTTCCAGGGCACTGAGCCCCGTCCCAACGATCCGCCATCAAACGAGCGGTGTTGTGTTTTAAGTGATGGTTCTGGGCAATGTCTGTAGAGTCAGCACTGGCAAAGGGCCACTGACGCCCAGATAACTTCATGCCTCTAAGCATATGCAGGTTGGGTATTCTTTTAAACGTAGCCTCAATCTCATTAAAGGCTTCATCCATTCTCATGCACCAAGATGGAGACATTACAACAGCATACTCCGCCGTTGATCCCACACATACTCGATGCCAATCCTCACACAAAGATAATAACCTAGAGATAGGTTCATCCATATGCCAAACCGGTGATCCTCTATCACCATAAGGCCAATCCCGCACCAAAGATTCTTGGGCTTGAGTGCCCTCGTCAATAACATCAGGGATTACAGCCCATGTGGTTGGGTAGTCTAACCATTTATCACACCACTCGTAATAACTTTTCCAATCAGTCTGCTTGCCAGACTTCCACTTACTAAAGGCGCCGTTATCTAACATGACGCTCTGCCCAATCTGGTGACATCGAGTGACATCGTCTGGACGCATGTGACTAACGCAGAAGTGCCGACCGGCCAGAGTTAAAAGTTCTCTGACCGGGGTGATAGGCGTTCCATGGTAGTGAATCATTCCACCTCGCAAAAGATAGAAACATTTTGATGTGATCCGCTAGTTTCAACAGAACAATCAAACTTTTGTGCCAAAAGTGCCGTAACGTCCTCTTGGTAAATAGGTGTTTTCTTTATTTCAGAAAAACATTTGTGAAGATCCTCTACCAAAATAATGTGTGAGCTAATTAACTTAACTCTGTAAACAATTTCCTTACCATCGCTTGGACAATCGGCAACAAAAGTTGCGTTGTATACTACTCTCATCGTGATAACCTCCACCAAATCGCACCCGCCGCTAGCATTTTCGCCGCCGTCATCATTGCAAAGCCAACAAAACTAAAGTGACCAATCATTTCTAAAAAAACTGCGCTATCAATGGGTGTGCTTATCGCGGAAGAAAGCAAGATTCGTTGCGCCAAGGGCCGCCCAGTGAACGTGTAAACATACCAATCCACCAGCTCTGAAATTAAAAAAGCAACCAAACTAGCTAACGCAACATAAGGGTCCGCCATCAGGTAACTTAACGCCGCTCCAACACCCATCGCCGCTAAAATGTGATGACCAATTTCACGTTGAGCAAAGTCTCGCAAAATAAAAACCGCTCCAACTACTAGTGACATGGGCGGAAACATCTCTCCCCATATTGGAACCAAAGGAACATAAACAAAGCCAATGTTCACGGCTACAATTGCAGCAACATACGCCGCAGTAAACTTGTACTGTTTCATATTAAACTCCCTACTTAGATACAAAGTATACTTCTACCTTGGACACCAACTCACGTTGCCGGTGCAGCGATGCGCGTATGTCAGGTAAATGCAGATCAGTAGCGTCAAAAATCTCACGCATGGTCAAGGGTTTTCCTGCCTCTTCCAAAACATCAAAGATCTTTACGTCTATATCATCCTCATGATCATTCACCTCGGCCTCTGGCTCCGAAGTTGGAGTTGGCTGTAATTCATCCGCCGTTTCCGCCTGAACATTAACCACGCGCCATGGAATCTGCTCCCGCTTGTCAGAAAAGTTAGGCAAAACCTGCGCGTGAACCGCAGTGCCAGGGGCGAGTTCCATCTTGTCTACAATGCGAGAGTTAATAAACACCCCCTCACCATTAGCCAGTACCCCAAAGGCACTGCCCGAGTAGGTCAACTCTTCAACCAATACCCGCTTGGTATCTACTATCATATTCTATATCCTTCTTGTCTTAGACTACTTACAAACTGTTTTAATTCTAGTCGGGCCTGATACAACTTGTTCTTCGCATCAGCCCCAGCACCTGTCTTATACGCTTCGGGCTCAAGATTATCTACCATGCGCCGCAAATGTTTTAGTTCTGCGACTTGAGACAAAGTTATTTCTGGCATTCTCTGCGTCCTTTGATATACTTTTTATGAGGGGCGGCTTATTCAACTGAAACCTTACCATGTTCACCGCCGCCTCTCACCATCACTTAATGATATCTATACCATGTCTGAGCGCCGTGCGAATTACGCTCTTGCGTTGCATGTTTAAGGCAGCGGCAATCTCATCCGCGTTGCGCCCCTGCTTAGTCATGTTCATGATAATCTTAGAATTTAACTGCAATGGACGCCCCTGCTTGGTAGCAAACCTGCCAATGCGCCCCTCAACAACCTCATTTTTAATGCCGTAATTCGGACCTCGATACCCATACTGTTCCAACATCCGCTTGTTCTCCGCAGCGGCAACGTCCAATACTCTCTGTCTTCTTTCTGATGCATTCACAGTTTATCTTCCCTCTCGTCAAAATGATGGGCCAACCTACGCAACTCAGTGGCTATGCCCTTGGTTATAACACCCGTAAACAATGGCCGGCGGTCCTTCTCCAAGACCGCCTCACCAGCTATCAATGCAAACGTGGTATCAGTTAATTCAAAGGTCAGATGAGCGACCTTGAAATGTTGTCGCGGCGCCCCTGGATGCCGCGACTTTGCCTTAACGCTATGCGTACTCATCATCAGGCTCCACTTCGCCAGAACCATCACAATTCTCACAAGCAACCCACTCAGCTACCGGCTCTAACGTTTCGCCAAACCGCTGGTACAAGGTCTTCTCAACCATGCCCTTGTGACCAGTGTAACTGCACTCCGGACACTCAATCATGCGGATCACCAATCCTTTGACCCGTGTCCTTGTAATAGTTTTCCGCTAACTCAGCATAAAACTGAGACAACGCTATGGACATAGAGTCATTATCCTCCATGTCCAAAACCTCATGCAACCGTTGATGCACGTACTTAGTAGCAACGGTGCTTGCGCCCCAAGTGTAATCAAGCATCAGAAATCTCCCCGATAATAAACCGATCTGTTCCACCCATCGAACTCAATCCAATCAGCCGCTAAATCAAACTTCTTAGCGTACTCCTCCCTTTCTGTATGGTGACGATACCGAGGGTCTGCGTCCTCCGTTAAATCATCGCGGATCTTAGCCGCAATCTCCCGCAAATTATCAGAAGATAAATACACCTTCATAGGGTTTTCGTTGTACTGATCAGGGCTTGCATAGCTCTGGTTAATTAACTCATGCAAATCCCAGTGCTTGCGCCAGTACTGGATCTCCAACCGGACCGAGGCAATAGGCCAGCAAACCTCAGAAGGACGCAACTCTGCGTCCCCCGTCTTTACGTGACCGACCGCTTCCGTTGGCCGGTCAACAGCCTCATACTTTCCCTTCACAACACTCGTTGTAGTGTTGTTCCGCTCCGCAATTAAATATGCATCTAATCCCATTACTTCTCTCCTTGCTGTTTACAAAATGCCTTCAATCCACCCGCAGCGGTCCACTCATCAGGCGGCATGTTGTCCCTGCCCCATGTCTCATCATCAATAAGAGCGTCAATCTCATGACAAATCTTAACCAAGGCCTTAAAGGTAGGGTGCGGATACTTATGTGGACACACCCCAACAGCGGCATACGCCGCCTTGTTTAAAGCACTCATGCGTTTTCTGTAGTCATACTCGTCAGTCATTCTCTCTCTCCTTCTGTAATTTCTGACAAATCTGATGCGTCAATATCAAACAAGCCAAAACATTGATCGTTGTATTCCTCAATAATTTTTTCAATAAATTCCTCACGGCTTTCCGCCTCACGTACTGGATTTACCTTAATTGTTATTACACACTCAAATCGTGCCATCTCTCTCTCCTTCTATAAAACTACTGATTAATCCTTGCGCGACTTCCGAGACAATCGCGTTCCCGTAGGCGCGGCATCGTCCCACGCGCCCGGCAATCCCATTAGCCAGCGGGAATGTGAAGGGTTCAACTGGCCTCCACTTTCCATCCCTGCAATAGAGCCAGTCTGCATCTCGCCAGACACCGTTAGTCTTTGCGCCTGAACCAAGGCTTGAGCCGTGTCCGCCAAGTTCTGGCCTGCGTTCCTCGTTTCCAATCTCTTGCGACTGTACTCTTGAGGATTTGATACGCGGCTCATATTGTCGTCCGCTACTTGAGGAGTGGGCCAGCCCGACATCTTCGACAGTTGCGTCAAACTCGATCCGGACATCCCCGCCGTAATTCCCGTGCCGCCCCGCGTGCCGTCCGATGCCGCCGGTGTTGTCCATCCCGCTAGCCTCGCCGCGTCCGCTGGGTTCAACCCCGCATTCATGCCCCGCTTGACCTTCGCGTCCGGTTCCTCGCCCCGACCGTTGTTGGTCGCATTCGGGGTCGGCCATCCCGTCAACTGTGCCGTCACATCCAATGTATCCGTGCTGATCTTGCCGTTCCGAATGCGTCCACCCTGATATCCGCCCTTGTGATCCCGCGTGGTCGGAGTGGGCCACGAACCACAATCGTTGCCTGATGTGCGGCGCACCGAAGCCCGAAGCGCACAAATCGAACGGTGCAAAGGCGTAGCCCTCTCCTTCCATGTCAGCTTGTACAAGGTCGATCCAACCAAGCCCGTCTTTACTCGCAACCTGTTCTCCAAAGACCGTTGCAGGTCGGCACTCGCGGATGAGGTGGAACCAATCTGGGAATAAGTGCCGCTTGTCAGCAATCCCCGCTCTCTTGCCTGCCCCGCTGAAAGGCTGACACGGACAGGATCCCGTCCAGACCGGCCGGTCATCGTCCCATCCCGCACCCCTGAGTGCGTGGCTCCAGACGCCAATTCCTGCGAAGAAGTGGCACTGAGTAAATTCAAAAAGTTCCTCTGGTCTGACATCACTGATGCTCCTCTCGTCCACTACACCATCCGCAATTAACCCCGCACCAATTAAGTTGCGGAGCCAATCAGCGGCAAACGGATCTATCTCATTGTAATACGCACTCATGAAAACAAAGCCTTCAATTTCTTGGCGGCTTGCAACCTCTTGCAAATGTCATCCCACTCAGCATCATCGCATGGCACATCATCCGACTGAATGCCTTCCTGATGCTCAATCATGTGATCAAGAGCAACTTGCAAAACGTTGTACTCAAAAGCCGAAATTGTAGCCTTCACCAACAGGCGAAGGTTACGATCTACATTGTTCTCAGACAAATATTGCTCACCAACAATGTTGTTCGCCAACAAAACAGACTCAACATCTTCACAGTAATCGTTGAACCGATCTTGCGCGGCTTCCGTGTAACGCTCATCGCCATTCGCATCAGTCACCAACAAAATCTCGTCACCGTTGTTCGCTTCCAACATCATCTCTGCTAACTCAGAGTACAACTCAACGTATTGATCCGGTCTAATAATCGCCATCTTCCATAGCCTCCCATAATCTAATGTATGCATTCACGAAATTGCGCTGACAGTGAGACAGGGTGGACGCATCCTCCAAAGCCAAATCCATGGCATCGCCAACATAATCACCAAAGCCATTCTCATTAATCCACCGCTCGTATACAGCAACCAACAAAGAACGAACCCCCGCAGTATTGCGAGGATCCGTAGGTGTGAACCAAAGCGAGGGCATCAGTTAAAACTCCGTGAGTTCCAAATCTCCAAAGCCGCTTCCAAAGGCATGTCGTTCAAAATACGCCGACCATTATTCCACGAACCATCAGTGACAGTAGGATGGTACTTGGTCTGGAAAATGCCATTGCTACCCTCAACTTGAAACAAAACATGAGACTTTAACTTGCGCTTCATATCACGCCGCGCCAACCAAGCCTCAACCTCAAGATTGCACCACAGTTCTAAGTCCATGGGCAAACCTTCCTCAAACAATTCACACGGCTCAAGATTAGGCATCGCATTACAATGAGCCTCAACCTCTTTTAATACACGATAAAAAGAAGTCCGCTTGCCAGCCTTGCCAAACTCAGACTTGCAATGCATGTGAACGTCAGTGCAACCGCCATGACCCTGATTGCTAACCTCAGCAAAGACCTTGCCATCTACCCAAAGATTGGCAGTAAAACACAATGTCTCCTCAGACATCCACTCAGTGTACTTAATAGATTTCAATTCCAAATTCATGACAAGCACTCCAAATCAAAACGGTTGCGGACGTTCTCTAAATTCCTCTCCATAACATCAGAGTGATCTTCAGATTCTGCGGCAAAACGAACGTCACAATCCCACTCGTCATGAACATCCTGTAAAGCAGCAAACAAAGACAACTGATCACGGGTCAATGCTTTCAAACCCAAAGACCGCGCAACAACGTCACGAACCAAATCACCACGATTGCCATCAGCAATCCCAATGCTCTCAATCTCCGGAGTGTAATGCTCATCAGTAATGAACACACCAACAGCACACATGCCGCCCTTGCCATCACGATAAACACAAGAACGGTTCCGCATACACGGACCAGACATCGCGGATAAATGCTCAGATGCCTTGTTAAATATATCTTGGAGTTCCATCTTCTACCTTCCTATCTACTACTAGTCGAAGCACCATGCCTCGCGAATCAAGTTAAACGCAGCACGGTCCGATGTCAAAATGTTTCTGTGTTCCCACTATAGGGGGTAGCTGGAGGTTTTGAAACTTTTTGAACTGAAAACTATTGGGATTTGGTGGGGTCAACGGGAACAACATACTAAAGATGAAATATTATTAAGCCCGGACAATGGGTTATACATATACACCTTGTTCCCGCCATACTTTTGAGCAGTGGGGTCAAGGCGGGAACAACGGGAACAACTTACCCAGTTGCCTCGTACTGCCCTCTCCTAGATTTTTCGGTCCAACCCGTCCCAATTCCTCTGGAGAAAACACTATATGTAAACTTGATGCATCGCGCAGCGACACCTATAATACCTGTAAACATTGAGGATTTTGCTATGGCATCGCTGAAAAAGAAGATCGAGAAAGCACACTCCAGAACGCTGACGCCCAGACAAATGACCTTCGCACGGCACATCGTGGAAGGCATCTACTCCAATGCTGAGAGTGCAAGAAAGGCTGGATACAAAAAGTCTCTTGCACAAGAACACGCCTCTCGTTTGCTGAACGGGCGGGACTATCCCCATGTGCTAGAATACATACAAGAGATGCGCGATGAAAGAGAACGCCGGTACGGGGTGTCAACCATCGGACAACTGCAACGCTTACACCAGCTGTCCGAGGGGGCTGAAGAGGCAGGTCAATTCTCTGCTGCTATCAATGCTGAAAAGATACGATCAGCACTTGGTGGTCTGACTGTAGACAGACGGGAACAGACACACACCATCGACACCATGTCCCGTGATGAAATAGTCGGTCGGCTTGCTGATCTCCAAAAGAAATTCCCACAAGCATTTGTGATAGATGCTGAGTTCAAGGATGTGACAGATGTCAAAGGGACCAGAGGCGAACTTTTGGAACACGATAAGGCAGAACTTACCGCCGAAGGCATCAGCGACACGGATTGAGAACGTACATGGCGGGGGAGTTCCCGATGTGCATGTAATCTGGGATGGATTACCCTTCTGGATTGAATTGAAGACAAGCAAAAGCAATGCAGTCAATCTCCGATCTCATCAAGTCGCGTGGAATATGCAGTATTGGTCGCGAGGGGGCGCGTGTTTCTTCTTAGTCAAGAGCCTCTCTGACCGTTCCTTGCATCTATTTGGGGGGGATCAAGGCCCATTCCTCATGGAAAAGGGGTTGAAATGCGGGGTTGGACATGTTTTCGGGGACGTTGGTGCCGTGTTCACGGCCCTGCGCCCCCGCTTGCTTAATCATTACGCAGGTGTCTGCGCCCCTGCGCCCTAATTTCTGCGCCCCCGCGTCAGGGTTCGGGCTCCGCAGGTCTGCGCCCCCGCTAGCTGGTTAACATTTAGGGTATGTTTGTTAACTTCTCCGGATCCCTGCGCCCCCGATCGAGGTGGCCGGCCAACCGGTCTGCGCCCTGCGCCTTCGCTCTAATGTGTATGTGAAAAAAAATGGGGCGGCGCCAGGGAAATCCCCAGCGCCGCCTCTTGTGTCGTTATAAATCCCCCGCCCGTACAAAGTGCCAATCACCATAATAGCAGAATACATCATAGCGCCCTTGTTGTAGTGTTGCAGCATAGGGGCTGCGCCCTTGATCCTCATAAATTACCTTGTTCATCTCTGTCTGGTAAGGATCATAGCAATCAGACCAGCAAATCCGTGCCTGTCTGGGCCCGACTACCAGACGCTGTAGGAATGCGCCACTCCGCGCATCCATGATGGAGTGCATCAACTCTGCGTCTTCTGATGTCTCAATGTCTTTAGGATCTAGATATATGTAAACGTTAAAGCCCCCGTCTGCGCTTATGTCGTTTGCCAAGGTGAAGATCGTGTCCCCTGCCTCAATGGCAAGGGATGCGATATCGCAAGAGATCTCCGCGCTAATCATGACGGGAACTTTTCTTGCATCATTTTGCCGACAAGCTCGGCTTGTTTCATGACATCCATTTTAGGATGCCTCATTTCAACAATGGTTCTACACTTGTTCCAATACATATCTTGTGTCCAGAAATCAGGCTTTTTATTCACCTCTTTTTCAATCTGGTCTGCTAGATTTCGTGCTGCTTCATAGTCCATTTGGTTTTCCTATCTACTAGTCGGGGACACAATGCCCCCGTTCTTTATTCCTGCATATTTTCATATGCTGCGGTGACATAATCTCCCATAAGATTTGGCAATGTGTCCGGATTATAATGAACCGGTACTTTAAGTTTTCGAATGGTCGGTATTACAACGCTTTCCAAATCCTCTGTGACCGGCGCATCTGGCATGTCATCCATTAATATTTCCAGTTTATATTCTAACATGCCGACTAGTTCGTCTAGCGTCTTTTGATCTTTAAGGTACATAGTCTTTCCTCTTTACTAGTGCGGGGACACAATGCCCCCGCGTTGATTGTGCCATTAGTGTTGAACAATGGCAATTGATTTAGATGATTTCGTGCTATTGCCCCCGCATAATTTACAGGCGTTACATTGCACCCGCCGGCCGGCTTCTTTGCTTGCGGGACAAAGGATCTCTTTACCTTTTACGATATCGCCTAGGTCCGTAATGACTCGGAACGTCCGCCGGCCGTTGTTCCAATGCGCGACCGCTTCCGCTCTTGTATCGGCCGACTGCATTGCAATATCTGGACGAAATCCAGATTGATGCGTGTATGCCAGATGAGTCGCGCAACTGGTCAATAGTTGATCCCATACCCATGACGGAATAGCGGCAGGATCCCCATATGTTCCAAGTCTAACAACACGGCCGGCCCCGAGTGTCATACGGTCCCCCCTATTGTCTGCCATGGGATAAGTACCACGTAAGAATGATTTATAAACTATAGTCGGACCTTGCCCTAGGTTTACATAACAGTCACGCTTGACCGCTTGCTTGCGATTAGGGTCATCGGTCGGTGTCCCCCTGAATTTACAGTCACCACAGATAGAGAAGTCTGCGCCCGTTTTGCTTGCGTCTAGTGGGGAGATGTCTGACCGGATTATATAGGTCTGTAAAACCTTGCCTGTCTTTGTGTTGCGGTCGCTATATGTTGCAATGGCAACAACGGGTTTACCATCCAAGAGGCTTTGCCCTTTGTATATGATACCGGATTTCATGAGTCGGATTCCTTTCCTGTTTCTAGTTAACGTAGGTTTAGTCTATAGTATCGGTCGCGCAGCGGCAACATATTTGTAGGTCTATATAGTCAAAAATAAACGGGTGCCGGCTGGTCTTTCCATCGAGCCCCGCGGCTCCAAGGTGCCGGTCTGCGCCCCCGCTAGCAGGCCTGCCGGCCGGTATGTCTGCGCCCCCGCTAGCCGGTATATATCTATAGATGTCTGCGCCCCCGCTAGCCGGTCGATCTCTATCATGTTCTGCGCCCTGCGCCCTGCGCGTTTGCCGTTCGCCGGCAGGCCTGCGCTTAGATCCTAGGCGCCCTCGGCACAAAAAAAGGGCGCCGCTAGGGCGCCCTTGGTTCTATTCCATCCATTCATCTGGATGCGGCGACATGATATGGTTCACTCTTGCACGGTCCGCCGCGTATTGATCCACTACCGGATTAGTACATGTGCCGGTCGTAGGGTACATCATAATGCCGCATCCGAACTTAGTGAACTTGTGCGCGGCATCGCGATAGTTCGTTGCGTTACCCTCACTTACTACATCGTGTAGCGTGTCCATCTCCCATGGTTCGCCGCAGTGTCCGCAATAAATATCTGGCATTGTCTTTCCTCTTTTCTGATTAACGTATGGCTAGCCTACATCACATAGGCTAGCCGGTCTAGGTTTATGCGTCGATCTTATCGACGGCCGCTTCAATCTTTTTGCCGATAGCAGTATCGGCATAGGATCCAGTGAAATCAGACTCCATGCGCTCCAGGCGCCGCTTCAATTTCTTTTTCACTTCATCGTGCATGATAGTCGGCAAATGCATTGCATCGAGCCCTGCAATTAGCATCTGTACCTCGATATACTCTAGTTTAATCCGCATTGTTTTACCTCTTTCTCTTCTGGGTTGGCCGCGATCCGGCCGGTGTCATATCAGGATTGATATGTTACGGCACCCTATTGCTAGGGTGCCGGCCATATCTTGCCTAGTCGATCCAGCGGAATGTGTTCCGTGTTCCTGTCTTAGCGAATAGAGCAAACATCTTAGCAATGCCACGTAGTTCTAGCTTGCTTAGGTCGCTATGTCCGTTCTGTGCTAGTGTTTCAAAGTCCGATACTTTTGGCGCTGTGCGAACGTCTGATACTTTATATTCTGCGAAACCGTTCGCGACGGCCGTCGCTTGGTCCTCTTTAAGCATCGCGCCTAGGCTTTTCTGCAATGCTTTGATTGCGTCAATACGTGCCGCGAGGATCGCTTGTTCGCTTGCGCTTGGCGATACTACCTCAAGAGTCTTTTCCGATACTAGGTTAATGAGTGTCATGTCTTACCTCTTTTCTGATTAACTAGGTCCGCGTTTTGCTTTCCCTAGATGTAATCTAGGCGATGATTCGGGTGCTTGTCAACACAAAAACAGACCATATCGGACCACATAGACAAAAAAATACCGATACCAGCGGCGCAGTGACACGCTATACCGGCGCAAGCCTAGGGGTTACTGGACGCGATGCCATGGGAATCTAGAGCAATCGGCCGACCCCACACCCCCCAAAACCCGGCTACGGTCGCACGTAGCAGGCTGTAAAAGTAGGTCCGGTAAATTCATTCCGGTATTTTTCCATTTGGGACCATGGTCCTTGATTGGCCTTCAAAATATGCGGTATATAGTTTCATATGGGTTTATTGAATGCGATTGAGTTGTGGTGCAGTGAGGAGCCGTATTGCGGTTTTCGGTCAGCGACGATTGGTTGGCGATTATTGCCTGCTGAGGCTGCTGGGAGGGTACGTCATTATTGGGACGGTGATCGTTACATGGGTTTTGTGAGTTGGGCATTTTTGACGGATGCGGAGTACATTTCCAATGAGTATTGTGGATTGGAGGTATTTTCCCGTGATTACGGTGATTGTTTGGTTGTTATAGATATGATTGCCAAGGGGGGTCTTTCTGATGTATTGTTTATATCAAGGGATGTTCGGGATTTTTTCAATCGAGAGTTTCCGGAGATTATTCGGATACGTTCGCACCGCGGATCGAGGTTAGCTTCGGTTTTAAACAGGGGAATTTGATTGATGTTCAGTGTTTGGCAGAGGCCACGGGTTGTTTGGGGTGGTGGTGACGAGGGCGGCAGCGGCGGCGGCGGTTCTGACAAGACTTACAACAGTTTATCTGAGGCTGCGCGTGATGGTCAGCATGGCAATGCTGTAAACATCAAGGGCAAGGGCCGTCAGAAGGTTGAGTTTGCGGACAAGAGTTATGACAAAAAGATGTCCACGGCTAGTTCTAAAGCATCCACTGGCGGTTCGTTAGGCGGTTACACTAGTTTGGCTGATATGTTTGACGGCGGTGGTCCTGGCAAGTCTGGCGCTGTATCGGGCAGTGGCGGTGGTTCTAGGGCTGACACGAACAACGATGGTTATGTGAGTGCTGCTGAGGCTAGGGCTAATCCATTAGATCAGAATATATTTTCTGCTGTTGGCAATTACGCTCGTAGTGGCGGAGCGTTGGGTGCTGCGGTTCGTGCTTTTGGTGGCGGATCATCGGCACCTCGCCCTCCTCGTCAGCGCATTGGTACGAAGGGTATGACTTCGGCGCAGCGCAAGGCGTTAACGGATGCTGGATATGAGGTTACGAAGGGTGGCAGTGTTAAGAAGAATGGTGGCACTGTAGCTGGTTCAAATTTCTCTGGATCGCGTGAGGTTGACGCGATTATGAACAGTGGTTCATTGAGTGGTGAGGCGAGTTCATTTGGTGATGCTTTTGCTGAGGCTCGACGGAAGGCTGGCGGTGATGGTGGTACGTTCACGTATGGCGGCAAGCAGTTTACGACTAACATAGATCGGGCGCCCAAGACCAGTTTACGTCCTAATTTACGCCCTACTACTCCTACTGCGGCTCCGATTGTTGATTATGATAGTTTGTATCAGGACGCGGCTTATGGTCCTGGGGGCATTGGCGCGGCTCCGTTTGGATTGCCTGCTCCCAAGGCGCCGGGAGGGGATCCAGAGCTTTTTTTAAGTTCGTTTGATCCTGGTTCTCGTCCTAGTACTTATAGTCCTGAGTTAGGTGGTGGTGATCCTGCGTTAGCGGATCGACCTGTTCGGCGTCCTGACATGTTGGATGTTCAGCCTAGTGCGCCTGAGTCTGTTAGGGACATATTGTTTCAGCAACAGCAGCGTCGAGATCAAGAGGGTTCTGATCGTTTTATTGACGAAGCGTCTTATGATTCTGTTGGATTAGGTGACACTGGTTTTGGGAAGTTTTTAAACGAGAACATTTTAGGCCCTAACGCCCAGTTGGAGACTACATCTGGCGGCGGTGTTGCAAGTTTGCCTGTACCTCAGCCTTCTCCTGCTGTTTCGGTTCCTCCGGGTCGGCGCGATGGCCCTGGTTCTGAGACTGAGGGGAATGTTTATAATACAGTTCTTCCTGACGAGTTGATAGGGGCTCCGATGGATTCTGCTTTACAGACTGAAGTTAGGGGCAACCGTGCTTTTGAAACGGCCCCAGATCGGTTTGGATTACAGCGCCGAGTTTACAGGGGTGATCCACCGGACAGGAACCTTACTGCTTTAGAGCAGGGTTTGGCTAGCCTTCCTGAAACTGTTGCACGGGCTGGCGATGTAGCTCTTGATTTTGGTACTGACCTTTTCCGTACTATTGGCTACCGGGGAGGCGGACCGGGGGTTGGCCGCGCTGATGTTGATAGTGATGTAACCATGGCGCAGGCTATGGCTCCGCAAACGGATCTACAAAAGGCTTACACAGAGAAGGTTGTTAATCCTGCTATTGCAAACTCTCAGGCGGCATATGATCGTTTGAGTGATGAGGCAAAAGCGAAGTTAGAAGGTGAATTAAGTTTTGACAATGTTGGCACTAAGTTGGCGAACATGGCTCCTTCTATTGCGGTTAGCACTGCGGCAGCGGTAGCTAGTTTGCCGGCGGCTATTGTTGCTGGTGTTACTCTTGGTGTGGGTGGCATGGACTCTCAGATTGAGGGGGCTATTCAAAAGGAGTTTGACGAGGGACGCTTACAGAACACCCCTGGTTTTCAGGATTTAAAGGCTACGGGTCTTTCTGACGCTGAGGCGGTTCTCTGTTTTAAATGGCGCGGTTACTAAGCCTTTGGCTAAGGCTATTTCTCAGAAGGCTGCGGTTCAGGGTGCCACGCAAACTGGGCGCCGTGGTGTTGTGGGTCCGACTGTAGAAGCTGCATCTAGGATGGCAATTGAGGGTTTGACTGAGGGAATGCAGGAGATTGCTGAGGCGGAGATTCCTTCTTGGTATAACGATGCTCAGGCATTAAAGCAGACTTCGGCCCAGCGCAAAGAGTCTGGCATTCTTGGTTTTCTTGGTGGCAGCACCGCGACAGGTGGCGTTTCGGCGGCTCAAGGTTTGGGTCTTGGACCTCGATCTAGAGTTGGTCCGACTATTGAATCTGCTCCCAAGCCGGGTGATCCAGATTTTGTTGGCCCTCTTCCTTCCCCGCAAGGACCGAATATCCCTGTTCCGGGTGACCCAGGTTTTGTTGGTCCGCTTCAACCTTCTCAAGGTCCGACTATTCCTCAAGCGGGTGATCCTAACTTCATTGGCCCGACACAACCTACCGTGGCGGCGGCGGCAGATGTATTAAGTGGCACGATCCCTGTTCCGGGTGACCCAGACTTTGTTGGTCCTCTTCCTGCTGTGCCTAGGCCAGGGTCTTCGGAGTTCATTGGTCCTCTTCAGCTTGCTCCGGTGGCTGGTGATCCTAACTTTGTTGGCCCAGTTGCCCCTGTTTCAGGTGATCCTAACTTTGTTGGCCCAGTTGGTTTAGAAAACCAGCGGGGCTTTGATCCTTCTCAAGTTGATACGGCTGCGGCGCAAGCGGCTGCGATTACTCCCGAGGCTCAAGCAGAGTTTGATTTACTTGTTCCTGGTGGCAAACCAAAGTCTGTTGGCGCCGCGGCTGGTAGAAGCGGTGTGGTTGATGCAATACTGAGGAAAAAACCTGATTACTTGCCTTTTGGTTTTGATTTTAATCTTGGGACTGATCTTGATACTAAACTTCAGGACATAGCGTTTCAGCAAGCTCAAGAAAACAGAGAGGCGGGTCGTTCAAACTTAGGCGCCACTCCTCCAGACACTATTGGCCGTGTACCCAAACGAGAAACTCAAAGTGAGCTACTCTTGGGTGATATGGGCAGTACAAGACAGTATTCTATCAGAGATGCTGATGGAAATATTAGGGATGATTTTGTTCCGTCAAGACTTGCTCCAACGGCTAAGGGTCAGTACACCGGAGAGCAAATAGCGGCACAAATGAATAAGGAACGTCTTGCTCGACAGGAACGTGGTGAAACGGAAGCGGCGGGAAAAGCCGCAGGAGTTGAGGCTATTGAAGCCTCGGATGCGGCTCTTTTAAGCGGTTTGCCTGTAGATCCTGCTGGCATTGGATCATTAAGAAACTTCCCGTCTAACATTTCTTTAACAGATTCACCGGCCGCGCAAGCTGATCGGCGCAGGGCGATTGCCAATCGTTTGAAGGGTGAAGCAGAAGCAGAGGCGATGCGGCCTTTGGAGACTGCTCAGAATGCGATACTTAGAAGTCAGACAGATGTTTCGGAAGCGGAAAAAGAGGTTGCGTTAGCTAATCAGTTAGCCACTCAAATGGAGCAGCTTCAGGCAGTTAACGAAGTTATAGCGTCGGGTAAAACACCGTTGCCTGTTAACTTACCAGCCACCCCAGAGTTTACTACTCCTCAAACAAAAGCGCAGTTAGCGGCCCTTACTACTCCCGTAGAAGCCCCAGCGATGGCTCCGCTTGTAGCCGCCTCACCTGAATCTGTTGGTGAACCGGATATTATACCTCCAATGCAAGGACCAAGCATCCCAGTTCAAGGAGATTTTAATTTCACTGGCCCTCTTCCATCTCTTGAGGAACAGTTGCTTTTGGACCTTGAGGATAAAGGAATTGGAGCATTAAAGCCTTCAAGGATAATTCGTGGTGGAAAGGCTCCAGAGGCGATGGACGCCGCAGTACCGGTGACTGATCCAGAGATATCCTTTGAGGAAGCGGTGGCTAAAGTGCCAATGCCAAAGGTCCGTTCAACTGTGTCTGCCCTAAAATCTCAAGAAGGAACTCCGCCGGTAGATACAACTAGTCTAGAACCATTGGTGTTGACGGATCAAAAAATAAAAAGTGATTTAGGTCCGGATCCCTTTAGTCTTGAAAACCGTTTGGCGCGTCAACGTGCGCGTTTCGCGGCTCAAGAGAATGAGTTAGCTGCGGCGCAAAGGCCGACACCCACCGAAGCAGAGTTAAAGAAGGGCGTGGGTTCTTTGGATGCGGCTGAAGACGCGGCGAAACGGCGTAAGGTTCCGCCAACAAGACGAGTTGTTACTGGCATTGATACTGAGCGCAAAGATTTTACAGAGCTTCAGGATCAAGAGGGAACACCATACTTCCCTGAGTTACCCACGGACGATGTTCTTCCTCCCGAGGAGAGGGAAGGTGGACCTAGCGGCCCTAGTGATGACCGCCCTGCTGTTGTTCCTGTAGATATGACAGATGATAGTAATGATGCCCAAGGTTGTCCTCCCGGTTATCGCCGTGTGTTGGATCCTGCCACGGGCCAACCGATATGCGGACGGATTGATGAGCCTTCGGTTGCGGAGTCTTCTGATCCTGCCGAAGAGACAGAGGATGAGGATGATGTTGTGATTGACATACCGATAACGGAGCGTCCGAAGATCAGTCCGTATTATGTACCGGAAATGGTTGAGAGTAATTACACACCATACGTTCCTGGGCGTAGAGCAAGAACACAGTGAATTTACAAGCACTACCAGAGGACGCGCTGAAAGAGATTTTGGCGTTAACTGAGGCCAAACGAAAGTTAGACATACGCGAACAGGCGGAGAATTACTTCATGCCGTTTGCTCATCATGTGTATGAGAACTTCATCGAGGGCCGTCATCACCGGATTATTGCGGAGAAGCTGGAGCGTGTGGCTCGGGGCGAGTTAAAGCGTTTGATTATTAACATGCCGCCTCGTCATTCCAAGTCTGAGTTTGCCAGCTACTTAATGCCTGCTTGGTTTTTAGGTAGGAACCCGAAGCTCAAGATTATTCAGGCTACGCACAACACGGAGTTGGCCGTTCGGTTTGGCCGTAAAGTAAGGGATTTAATTGATGACCCAGCCTATAAAGAGATATTCCCTGAAACTAACCTCAAGGAAGACAACAAGGGCGCGGGTAAGTGGGGCACTGACAAGGGCGCGGAATACTTTGCGGCGGGTGTTGGGGCTGCGATTACTGGCCGCGGCGCGGACTTGCTTGTCATTGATGACCCCCATTCGGAACAGGACGCATTAAGCGAGACTGCGTTTGATCATGCGTATGAGTGGTATACTTCTGGTCCTCGTCAGCGTTTGCAACCGGGCGGAACTATCATTGTTGTTATGACCCGCTGGGGTAAGAAGGATTTGACGGGCCGTTTGTTGGCGGAACAGGGCAAGGATATACTGGCTGATCAATGGGAGGTTGTAGAATTTCCTGCAATACTACCCAGTGACAACCCATTATGGCCTCAGTTCTGGGATAAGGACGCTTTGCTTTCGATTAAGGCGTCTTTGCCCATTCAAAAGTGGAACGCTCAGTGGCAACAGAACCCGACTGCGTCCGAATCGGCCATAATTAAGCGCGAATGGTGGCGTGATTGGGACAAAAAGAAGATTCCCACGATTAAATACATAATTCAGGCGTATGACACGGCGTTTTCCAAGAAGGAGACTGCGGATTACAGCGCAATTACAACTTGGGGGATTTTTGACCCCGAGGATGGGACCGGAGACAACATAATTCTGATGGATGCGCGGCGTGATCGCTGGAATTTCCCAGAATTAAAGGAAGTTGCGTTTGAGGAACACGAATATTGGGAGCCAGACATGGTTCTGGTTGAAGCAAAAGCCACGGGACAACCCTTGATTGACGAATTACGGTTGCATGGCATTCCTGCTTTGGGTTTTTCGCCCGGTAAGGGTCAGGACAAGACCACTCGTATGCATATGATTGCTCCGTTGTTTGAGGCTGGCAAGGTTTGGGCTCCGACTACCAAGAAATTCAGTGAAGAGGTCATTGAGGAGGTTGTTTCATTTCCCAATGGTGACAACGATGACTTTTGTGATAGTATGACCTTAGCATTAATGCGTTTTCGTAAGGGTGGGTTTGTTTCCTTGGAAGGAGATGACACTTATGAGGATGAATATAGACCGCGTAATCGGGAGTATTACTGATGGCCCTGCCACCTCGACCCATGGGATCTCTTGTTGATCCATCTTTGATGCCTCTTGATGTAACTGGGGAGCAAACGGAAGTTGATGTTCCAGAGCCGATGGATTTTGCCATGGGTGCGGAGATTATTCCTAACGAGGATGGCAGTGTTACCATTGAGGAGCTTCTGGAAGAGGCTATGGGGGACGAGATACCCGAGGACATTCCACATGATGCTAACTTAGCGGAATATTTGGATGATGGGTACTTGGGCGAGTTATCAAGTGAGCTTCGTGCTTCTTACGAGGATGATTTGGAGTCTCGATCAGATTGGGAAGAGACATATACTAGGGGTTTAGACCAGCTAGGTATTAAGCAAGAGGATCGCACCCAACCCTTTGAGGGTGCCTCGGGCGTTACGCATCCTTTGATTGTAGAGTCTGTAACTCAGTTTCAATCTCAAGCATACAAAGAGTTGCTGCCGGCGGGTGGCCCTGTTCAGACGCAGATTTTGGGCAAGCAGGACGCTGAGGTTGAGGCGCAGGCTAATCGCGTTAAGGATTACTTGAATTACCAGATTACGGAAGTGATGGAGGAATACGATCCTGAGATGGATCAGTTGTTGTTTTATCTCCCTATGTCCGGATCTACGTTCAAGAAGGTTTACTTTGACGAGTCCAAGCAAAGGGCTGTTTCGACCTTTGTGCCGGCTCAAGACTTAGTTGTTCCTTACGCTGCGGCTGATTTACAGTCGGCATCTAGGGTTACTCATGTTTTGCGTATGGATTACAACCAAGTTCGCAAGATGCAGGTTGCTGGGTTCTTCAAGGACATTGAGTTACAGGCGTCTGACGCGGAGCCTGACGAGGTTCGGCAGAAGGTTGATGAGATACAGGGTACATCCCGCACCTATCAGGACGAAATCTACACGTTGTTGGAGATGCATGTCGATCTGGACGTTGAGGGCTTTGAGGACATGTCCCCTGATGGGGAGCCAACGGGTATTCATCTGCCTTACATTGTTACTTTGGACGAGGCTTCTGGCAAGGTTCTAGCGATACGCAGGAACTTTGAGGCTGAAACAGACTTCGCTAAGAAGCGTCAGTTCTTTGTTCACTACCGGTTTATGCCCGGTCTTGGGTTCTATGGCTTTGGTTTGATCCACATGATTGGTGGTTTGGGCCGCGCTGCTACCAGTATTCTGCGTCAGTTGATTGATGCGGGTACTTTGGCAAACCTGCCGGCTGGATTTAAGGCTCGGGGTGTGCGGTTACGCAACGATGACGAGCCATTACAGCCCGGAGAGTGGCGTGATATAGATGCCCCTGGGGGCAACATTAGGGACTCTATTATACCATTGCCGTACAAGGAGCCTAGTGCCACTCTAGCACAGCTTCTAGGCGCTCTGGTGGAGGGCGGACGCCGCTTTGTATCACTGGCTGACGAACAGACCAGTAATATGAACCAAGAAACACCTGTTGGTACGACTGTTGCTATGCTTGAGCGTGGCATGAAAGTGATGTCGGCCATTCACAAGCGGCTGCATTATGCTCAGAAGAATGAGTTCCGTATTCTGGCTCGTATCTGTGCAGAGAATATGGATCAGGAATATCCTTATGATGTAGCTGGTGGCGAGAGAAGCATTAAGGCGCAGGACTTTGATGGTCGGGTAGATGTTATACCGGTGTCGGATCCTAACATCTTCTCGATGGCGCAGCGGGTTACTTTGGCTCAAACGCAGTTGCAGTTGGCGCAATCTAATCCTCAGATGCATAACTTACACGCGGCATACCGGCGTATGTATCAAGCGTTGGAAGTACAGAACATTGATGAGATATTACCGCCGGCACCAAAGCCCAAGCCGTTGGACCCTGCTATTGAGAACGCCCGTGGTTTGATGGGTGAAATACTGGTGGCCTTTGAGGAACAGGACCACGATACTCACATAGCTATTCACGTTATGTTTATGAGAACGCCTTTAATTATGACTTCTCCACAAGTTATGGGTACGTTTTACGCACACCTTCAAGAACATATTTCAATGAAGGCGAGGGCGAGTATCGTTCAAGAGATCCAAGAGTTGGTTCAAAAGGTACAGCAACAGGTACAACAAGGTTTGATCGATCCTATGGCGGCGCAGATGCAAATCCAAGAAGTACAGCAGCAAATGCAGAACCCTGCTGAGATGGAGAAGGCTGTTGCGGCGCAAGAGCTAGAGATTATGAAAGCCACTCTGGATCAGATTACGCCTCCGGGTCAAGATCCTATGTCTGATCCATTGGTACAGATCCGCATGAAAGAGGTGGAGATCAAGGATAAGGAGCTTCAGCGTAAGGCTCAAGAGGACGAGGCCCAGATTATGCTTGAGTCTGCTAAGATGGAGCAACGTGCTGTTACTGATGCCGCTCGGATTGAAAGCACTGAAGAGATTGCTCAAAACAGGAACGATGTTAATCGGGAGCGTATAGACGTTCAACGTCAAGCTATGGCTCGTAGGGGGTAAATCCCTAGTTAGAGATGTGTTATGATAGATCCTGTCACAGCCTTTGCAGCAGCTAACGCGGCCTTTAAAGGCGTTAAAATGCTTGTTGGCGCCGGCCGTGAAATGCAGGACGTTAGCAAACAGCTTGGGCAGTGGTACTGTGCTGTTGCAGATATTTCCAAGGCAGAAACACAACGTAAAAACCCTACGTGGTTGGATAAGAAGACGCACGGAACTGATAACATAGAACAGCAAGCTATGGATATCGTGATCCGCAAGAAGACTTTGCTCGAAAAAGAAAAAGAAATTAAGTTCATGCTGGACTACAGGTTTGGCTTGGGGACTTACGATGAGATGTTGGGTATGCGGCGCAAGATACGCGCTGAACGAGAAGAGACTGTATATAAGGCTATGGAAGCCAAACGCCAGATACAGAACAACATGGCTATTGGTGCGTTAAGTCTTGGTATAATTGGTGTTTTAGGTGGTGGTATGTATTTAATAATGTTGGTTACACAATGATCCATGCATTAATTCTTTCTGTTGCTCTTGCGGGAGTAGCCAACCCCACGCATGTTCAGTGTCACTTATGGAAACGGTTTACAGCCGAAAACGGTCAAAAGGTGTGTGTTTATAGGTTCACAGCGGGATATGGTGGCTTGGGGTATCATTACCCTACGAAGAGTTTTTCAGAGTGTCCGAAGGTTTTTAGTTGTCTTTATGAGAAGAAGGATAAACGCCCTAGTTTATCGGAGATATTAGATGGCCTGAAAGGAGGTTTCTAATGACTATGGAGAAGTTTTTGGCGTGGAAGGTTATGCCTCGTCTTATGATGTTGGTGATGACTGTTATGTATATTCGTGTGATTGAGTGGTTTATGTCGTTGCCGCAGGATGTTGTCAGTACGCAAGCTACTGCGCTGACTGCAACCGTAACGGGCGCCATGACGGGCGCCTTCGCCGTATGGTTAGGATCAGAAAAATGATGGCATTACTGGGCAGTTTACTAGGCTTTGGGAGTTCATTTCTCCCCGAGGTACTTAGTTATTTTAAAGCTAACCAACAACAAAAGCATCGTATGGAGATGATGCAACTAGAGACAGAGCTTGCTCAGAAACGTTCTGAGATGAAGCTAGTTGAGTTAGATAAGCAGGCGGATATCGCGGAAACGAAGGGATTGTATGAGCATGACCGATCTATCGACGCTGGCGGATTTATCAACGGTCTTCGGGGTAGTGTTCGTCCTATTGTTACTTATGCCTTTTTCGGATTGTTCGTAGCCACGAAGGTTGTGATTATGGTTAAGGTTACGCAGGCTGGTGGTGATTGGATGCAGGCAGTTGATCTAATGTGGGATGGAGAAACCTCTGGTTTGTTCAGTGCTGTGTTAGCGTTTTGGTTTGGAAATAGAGCAATCTCTAAATATGCGGGGAAATAATTATGGGATACAAGTTAGGAAAGCGAAGCCTATCAAGGCTAGAAGGTGTCAACGAAGAACTGGTAACTGTCGTGAAGTACGCTATCGGCGTTACGAAGCAGGACTTCAGTGTGATTTGCGGACTGAGAACGATAGACGAACAGAGGGCGTTGGTCGCAAAAGGGGCCTCGCAAACCATGAAATCAAAACACATTGACGGCAACGCTGTTGATTTGATGGCTTACTGCGAGGGCGGTGGCCGGTGGGAGCTAAACTTATACGACGAGATTGCTGATGCTATGAAGGAGGGCGCCGCGGCTGCGGGAGTGAAACTACGGTGGGGCGCTGCGTGGACTATTGACGATCTAGGAGATTATCCTGGGACGGCGGAACATGCGATGGTTTCCTATATAGACACCCGTAGATCTCAATCTCGTAGGCCCTTTATCGATGCTCCACATTTCGAGATCATGTTCTGATGCATGTGTTCGTTCTCATGCTGTATCTAGGGTATGGGGACGAGCGTACTTTAGTTATTGATGACATGTACTTTAAACAGGTAAACTACTGCAACAAGGTAGCGGAGTCATTGGTTAAGAGGTACTCTACTCATGGGATTGGGTTATCAGATCGCGCTGTAGCGTACTGTGTGCCGACACGTTTAGAAGACCCAACGAAACATTCTATTTATTAAGGAGACAGTCATGTCTGTAGAAAAATCACTTCGACCTAAATTACGCCCCAAAAAGAAGAAGGAAAAGACTCAAGCGGAGCGTATTGATGAGATTGTTGCGGACGTTTTGCACCCAGATGGGGCTCCCGGTACAGATTATAAAGATGATGACGGTGAAATGCGTAGTCCAGAACAAGACACAAAACCCCGAGAGCAAAAAGATTTTATCGATAAAAAAGATAAGGGCAAAGCTCTGAAGAACGGCGGCATGATTAAGTCTAAGGGATATGCCGCTGGTGGACGAGTTCGCGCTGGTGATGTTCGGTTCAACAACAGAAGGGGTATGACGTATTAATGCCATATTTACAAAGTAACATCCCACATTTTAAATGCTGGGTGCGGCGTGAATACACATATAATCATAACGGGTATCACGGGGAGTTCTTACATGCGATGGCAATTGCCGTCACCACCATGCCTAATAGGTGCTTGAGTTTTCAGGTTATCTTCACTGGTTGTGAGGCTGACATAGAAGACACACCTAACGTGCATGGTGGCGCAATGTGGGCAAGAATGCCAATCACGGCGTTAGTGGCGGATACTCCATACGAGGAGTGGCCCATGCCAATGGCGGTACATTCGGCCCAACCCTGGGATTGTTCATCGCATACTCATGCGGTTTACAAGTTAGACAGGGCAACGCCTTGTCCTTGGATGGCAAAGATAGACAGTGAGTTCTATCCTGCAAAGTATTTGTTTACAGTAGATTACACGGACAGCGAGATAGCTGATGATCCTGCCCAGCATAAGCAGAGCCATGTATTGGAGTTGTTGGATGCGGGTGAGTACACGGGTAATATTGTAGCTTTGCCTAACAATCGAGTGCGGGTAACGCACCCTGCTTGGTTTGAAACGGGGGAGGGCGCCCCTGACTTTCGTCCCTCTCAACACATTCACTACTCTAAGTCTGACTTAGATTACACGTTAGACGTTACTAAAATCTTCGACAATATATACAACGACGATTGACAACGTCATAAGACGGCCATACGGATATGCTTATGGATGTAGTAGACTTTTCTAAGTACTTATACAAAGTTCTTCGTGCGAGGGAGAGTGACATTGCATTCGCTATGTCCCAAGGTAGCGTTAAAACTTGGGAAGACTACAAGATGCTTGTCGGGGAAATTCGGGGCCTTTCCCTAGCGCAAGAAGAAATCAAGACCCTGTTGGAGAGTAATCAAGACGATGTCGAAGACATTATTTCTTCCTGAACATGTAGCTAAAAAAGTTAAGGACAATCGATCTAAAGATGTTTCCGAAACAGCGTATGTTCCCCCTGAAGCTCGGGTGTTAGACCCTTCCCTTCTGGAAAAGACCTTGATGGAAAGACTACCACAACCTACCGGATGGCGGGTTTTGGTCATGCCATATCAAGGAAAATCAAAGACAGCTTCTGGCCTGCATATACCGGACGAGGTTCGGGAGAGAGAAACTGTTGCTACTGTTGTGGCATATGTTCTCAAGTTGGGCCCTCTGGCATACAAGGATCAGAACAAGTTTGAAGGCACACCTTGGTGTAAAGAAGGCCAATGGGTTTGCATCGGCAGATACTCCGGATCTCGATTTAAGATTGAGGGTGGAGAAGTCCGTATTCTTAATGACGATGAAGTAATTGCAACATTGTTGGAGCCAGATGATGTCAGACATGTCTAACGAGGTAGAAGAAGAAATTGAGATTGAGATTGAGGGTCAAGAAGAGGAGCCCAAAGAAGCAAAGGCTTCTCCTGAACCAGAGCCCGAAGTTGAAATTGTTCCTGAACCTGTAGCGGAAGATCCGGAGGAACTGGATGAGTATAGTAAGGGTGTGCAGAAACGCATACGTCAACTTAACCAGCGGTATCGTGATGAACAGGTTAGCCGAGAAGAAGCGACTAAGGTTGCGGAAAAGCTAGCAGAGCAAAACAGGCAGCTTCAGGCAAGAGTTCAACAATTAGATACTGGGTATCTCAATGAGTACGGAAATCGTGTTCAGTCTGAGACTTCCGCAGCGGAGAAAGCATATCTTCAAGCCGCGGACGAGGGCGATACTGAAGCAATGTTGGCCGCGCAAAAGGCTTTAAACAGGGCTCAATACGATGAAAGCCGCTTTGCCGCTGCTAAACAGCGGGTAGAACAACAGGCGCAACAACCTGTTCAACAGCCGGCCGCTCCTCAACAACAACAGGCACCACAAGTAGACCCTAAAGCAGATGCTTGGGCTAAGAAAAACACTTGGTTTGGTGACGATGACGTAATGACGGCGTCTGTGTTTGCTATCCACAATAGGATGGTTACTCAAGAAGGGTTTGACCCAACGTCCGATGACTACTATACAGAGGTAGATAGGCGGATGCGTTCGGAGTTTCCAAATAAGTTTGCCGTTAAGAAATCGGGAGGGGGTGCCCAGGTCGCTTCTGCTGCATCCTCAGCCTCTCGTAACACTAACCAGAAGCGTACTAAGTCGGTCAGGCTGACCCAGAGGCAAGTTATTATGGCGAAGAAACTTAACGTCCCTCTCGCTGAATACGCAAAATTTGTGAAGGATTAGACCATGGCTGAAAGAAAAACTCGAGAAAGCTCAACTCGCGAAAAAACTGAGCGGCGTAAACCATGGGCTCCGCCCCAACGATTAGATGCTCCGCCCTGTCCTCCAGGGTATGTACAAAGATGGATTAGGATTTCCATGCGAGGCGAAGAAGACAAAACAAATGTCTATACAAAACTTCGTGAAGGATGGGAACCGGTTCGTGCAGATGAGTACCCCGACTATCAGTACCCCACAATCGATAGTGGGCAGTATGTTGGGATAATCGGTAACGGTGGACTAATGCTTTGCAGACTGCCTGAAGAAACAGCGAAAGAACGTGCTGAATATTACGGATTACAGACCCGAGATCAAATGGTCGCTGTAGATTCTGACTTAATGAAGGAGCAACATCCTTCAATGCCGATTAGTAATAAACGGCAATCCCGTGTAACTTTCGGAGGGAGAGCCTCCGATTAAAATTTGAGGTGCTATCATGGCAAATTCTAATGTCGCTTTCGGGTTCCGCCCGTATGGTGTTTTAGGTTCGGCCGCTAACACCACCGGTACAACTGAATATCGTATCGCATCAGATAACAGCAACCCGATCTTCCAAGGCATGGCGGTTATTCCGTTGGCTGCGGGGGTCATTGACGATCTGCAAGCTGCGGCTGGCGGTAACGTTTCTACGGTTGGTGTCTTTAACGGCTGCGAATACGTGTCTTCTACTACCGGTGAAAAGATCTTTTCCAACTTTTGGCCCGGATCTGGAGCGGACTCTAACTTCCCTGTAAAGGCTTTTGTGTACGACAATCCTGCTCAACTGTTTACCATTGCAACGTCTAACGTTGTTGCTGCGGCAAACACTGAGGCAGAAATTCGTGCTGCGGTCTTTGCTAACATTGCGTTAGCTACAGGTAATAGTGGTTCTACTACCACTGGTATTTCTTCTGCAACTGTGGATTTGAATACCATCGCAACTACCAACACATTGTTCTGTCGTATTATGGGTGTTCTTGATGACCCAGAGAATAGCGACTTTACCGTTGCTGGTATCCCGTTAATCGTTCGTTTAAACAACCACTTCAATGCGCCGACAGGCTCCATTGCAGCTGGCACTGTTTCAACAACTGGCGTATAAGGAAGGGTATAGATAATGGCTATTTCTCGCGCACAACTAGCGAAAGAGCTAGAACCCGGCCTAAACGCACTGTTTGGAATGGAATACGACCGGTACGAGGGTCAACACGCAGAAATCTACACAACCGAATCTTCGGACAGAGCGTTCGAGGAAGAAGTTATGCTCAGTGGATTTGGCGCTGCGCCCACTAAAGCGGAAGGTGCAGCTATTAGTTTTGATGATGCCAACGAAGCGTACACTGCTCGTTATAATCACGAAACTCTTGCGTTGGCCTTCTCAATTACGGAGGAAGCAATCGAGGACAATCTTTATGATCGTCTTGGATCTCGCTATACCAAAGCCCTTGCTCGTTCGATGGCTCACAGTAAACAAGTTAAAGCCGCTGCGGTTCTTAACAATGCGTTTACCGCGGGTGCTTCAGCGGGTGGTGACGGTAAAGCTCTCTGTGCTTCGGATCACCCACTGACTAACGGTGGAACTCTTGACAACGTGTCAGCCGCTGATTTGAACGAAACCTCTCTTGAGGACGCTCTTATCAACATCGCTGGCTTCGTTGATGAGCGTGGCCTGAAGGTTGCTCTTCGTGGTGTGAAGATGATTATCCCGCGCCAGCTACAGTTTGTAGCTCAACGGATACTCAACACTGAACTTCGGGTAGGTACTTCGGACAACGATACAAACGCAATTCGGAGTATGGGAATGTTGCCCGGTGGTTACGCCGTCAACGATTTCTTGACAGATCCAGATGCGTTCTACGTCTTGACCGATGCTCCTCGCGGGTTCATCCACTTTGAGCGGACGCCTCTTTCAACCAACATGGAAGCGGACTTTGATACTGGTAACATGCGGTTTAAAGCCCGTGAGCGTTACTCGTTTGGGTTCTCAGATCCTCGTTGCGTTTTTGGATCTCCTGGCGTATAATACTGCGATACAACCTCCCTGTATTGTAAACTGGGGCCGTCTTCGGATGGCCCCTTTCTTTTTGTTTAAACGTATTGTACAATCACGGTATCCCTGACAGGTGCATGAAGCATCTGACTTAACCCAAGACAGGAGATAATCATGGGT